AGCTAATGAACCGATTTTCTCAATACCCATGTTGTATTGATCTTGCTCAGGAGCAGCATTTGATACGTGGAAATACTCTAAATCGTCGAATACTGCAGAAACTTCTGAAGATACTACGATCCAGTTAGCACCACCTCTCAATGTTGTTTTATGGATTTGAGCAGAAATTTGGTTGATTTTTGTAACCAAAGTTTGGTTCCAGTCTTTCTGAGTGTAACCCATAAATGGTGTTCCACCAGTTGCACCGTACTTCCACTCGTTGTAATCCCACTTAGCAGTCCAAGCAGCACCTTTTCTAAGGTCACGTAAAATTTCACGGTCAACCTCAGCAGCGATTTGCTCAGATAATAAAGCTGTTAATTCAGCTTCAGCATCGATGTTATGGAACGCAGAAACGTCTTGTGCTAATTCTGGCGACCAGCTAGCTCTTAATTTTCTTTCAGTTACAGAAACTGTTACAGAAGAAAGATCGAAAGAAACCTCACCGATTTCATCTTCAAATTCTAAAGTTTCGTATACTCTGTAAGTTACTTTGATGTTAGCCAACGCTAAGTCGTTAACATTGAATGCAGCTGGAGCGAAACCGCTAGTTGCACTGTATGATTCTAAGTCAACGTTAAGGTAGATTAAACCTTCTTCGTCACAAATATCATTGAATCTGTTAAGACCAGAACCACCTTTTCTACCATACTCAACGATACCTTTACCATATTTCTGAGTTACAATGTTAAAGTTTTTAACACCGTTGTTAGCAGTTGTGTTACCAGTGATTTCAACTTGTAAAGAAGCTAAGAATTCTTCAGTGTCCATAGCATTACCATTAACACCTACTAATTTACCTTGACCGTCTTTAGTGAAACCAGAAAGAACGATAATTGCGCTAGATACAGATGCACCACTTAAAGCAGCTGCACTTGTAGAAGGAGCGCCATTAGAGAAAGTTACGAACGCATGAGGGTTTACTTCAGCAACTGTGAAAGAACCTTTTGAATAATCAAAAAGACCTTGGTCAGCAGCATCTGAACCTTCATAGAAACGATCGTAAAGACTTCTAGCACTTGTAGTACCAGTTTCATAACCTAATGTAGCAGCATCATTGTTGCTTGGCATACCAAACGGTGCTCTGTGTGCATCAGATTGTCTTTCTTGAATTTTAGGTACGAAGTAGAACAATTTACCAATTGGTAAGTTCATAGCTTGTACAGAAACGATGTCATTCGCTAATAATTTAGAGAAAACACGACGGATGATAGGGAATACCACTGTCTCGAATGATCCTGAAGAGTCAGAAACTGCTGCTTCATTGATTAAATAAGACGCTTGGTTTTCATACAACTGCGCGATGTTATCTTTTTGATGGCCGTCAAGACCTTCTAGGAAACCTAAGTCTTCCCATTTTTTGATGGTATCTTCTTTGATAACACGTAAGTGCTTAAGACCGATGTTACCAACCATACCTGATTCTAATAATGCTCCCATTTTTTAGTTTGTTTTATTTGTTTTTTTAGTTTATTATTTTAATTTACTCATTAAGTCTTTCATTCTTCTGAATTGTGGGTTTTCGTAAGCTTTTGATTCAGCCAACATTTCTTGTGAAGAAGAGCTTGAAGGAGTATTTGCAATTTTCTCAACTACAGACTCTGTTACTGGTTTTTTAGTATCTAGTTCTGCTTTGATAGAATTATATAGATTTTTAGATTCGTTTATAGTTGAAATTGAATCAAATCTCTTTAAAATATTCAATTTCTCTTGTTTTGTTGTAGAATGTTCAGTGAATAAACGTGTTGCATAAGCTAAATTTGCGTTGAACACTGCAACTTCATTAAGTTTTTCTTTGAAAAGAACTAAAGCTTTTTTGTATTCAGCATTTTGCTTCTTAAGGTTGTCAACTTCTTCATTCATTGCACCTGCAGCAAATACTTTCTTACTTTTTAATCCAGCTCTGTTAGCTTCATTTTTATCACCATGAATGTTCCATTTTGTTCTAGCAGCTTCTGTTGCTTCAACTTCCATAGAATCGTCTTCAGAAACTTCTTCTTCAGAATCTTCTTCGTCGTCTAATTCAATTTCATAAACAGTTTCTTCTTC